CAGTTCCGCTTGATGTTTGAGTACATGCCAAAGACTTGGATCTTTCGGGATCTTGGGAGCGCTGTGCGTTGGACGCTTGATCAAAAATATCCATTCATTTCTAAAACGTCGGAAGGAGCGGGATCTAAGAACGTCCGCTTAATTGAAACGAAAGAGCAGGCTCAAAGCGAAGCAGAAAAAGCGTTCGGAGAAGAAGGACTGCTAGTCCATTACGGCTTGCGTCAACAGCGCTACGTTCTTTGGCAGCGCTATCATCCCGTCGAATGTGATTATCGCGTCTTGGCAATTGGTAACAGGCGGCTAATCATTCGACGGAAAAATAGGGACGATCGTCCTATGGCTTCCGGATCTGGGAAGATCGAATTTCTAGATCCAGAATCTAAGCTCGCGCAAAGCGCTTTTAAATTTGTTGATCAGTTAGTCAAGAAATTTCAAATGCCGTTTATTGGCGTTGATCTTATTCAAGTCCCCGAGGGATGGCTTCTTCTTGAAGTGACATCTAGTTGGTCGCTCCCTGCATATTACGATGCCTTATTTGATGATGGCCGGAAGGGCTGTCATTTTTTTGATATTATTCTCGACGAGATAGAAAAGGAATTACTGCCGTGAAGGTACTCGTAACAGGTGCCCGAGGTTTCATTGGTTCGCATGTCTGTGCAGATCTGATTAACGCTGATTGTCGTGTCTTAGGAATTGATACGGCAGAAGCAAATGAACGTGCGTCGGAAGGCCGGAAGGCTCTGCTAGGGGACAGCGTTCGTTTTGAAGTTTGCGATGTTTCTTCTTTGTCGCTTAGTCCTGTCATAGCCGTGTTCCGTCCGGATGTTATTGTGCATTTAGCGGGCGTCGCGAATCCAAGAAAATCGATAGACTTTCCCGAGAGATATTTGACCAACAATATCGCAGCAGGACTTAATCTATTCCGTGCAGCGAAAGCCTTGGGAATTCCTAAGATCGTCTACGCTTCGTCCTCGTCCGTTTATGGACGGGGAGGCGTTCCTTATTATGAAGACGATCCGCTTAATCCCCTGTCGTATTATGCCGCCAGCAAAGTTGCTCTAGAAGCAACAGCAAACGCGTATGCCGCGCAAGGCGTCGTATCCGTGGGACTGCGTTTCTTTACAGTGTACGGAAGACACGGACGTCCGGACATGGCGCCTTATATGTTTACGGATGCCGTATTGAACGGGCGTGAAGTAAATTTGTTTGGAAACGGAGGACGCTCGTACACGCACGTCTCCGACGTTGTTCTCGCTATCCGGTCCGCTATAATGCAACACGCTGTAGGCCACGAGGTTTATAACGTCGGCGGCGATAGGATTGTCCGAACGAAAGAACTCCTGGAATTCATTGGAAAAACTCTATCCTTGCCTATTCATTTTAAAGACGTAGGATCGAGTCCGGGAGAACCGAGTGTTACAGTTCCGAGTCTCCAGAAAATTAAAGACGCTTACAGTTGGACGCCGAAAGTCCCGTTTGAAAAAGGGATGGCTGATTTTATCCAGTGGATGGTGGAGTCGAAATAGATGCTCAGCGTTGTTTGTTGGAAGTGGAAACCGCATCACGGTTATAGATCCACATTCGGAGCCGACGCAGTTAATACGCTGCGGCGAATGGTACGACGTCACTATCGAAAAAATCATCGCTTTATTTGTATTACGGATGACGCAGAAGGCATTAGCAAGGACGTCGAAATCGTCCCGCTGTGGAATACCTTTGCGAACATTCCTTCGCCGCACGGACCGAAGAATCCGAGTTGCTATAGAAGGCTCAAATCTTTCTCGCCCGAATTCAAAGAAATCGTAGGCGAGAGATTCGTCTCGTTAGATTTGGATTGCGTTATCTTGCAAGACGTTTCTCCCTTGTGGGACCGAGAGGAAGATTTCATAATTTGGGGAGACACAAATCCGAAAACATGGTATAACGGATCAATGTTCATGATGACGTGCGGATGCCGTAAACAAGTGTGGGAGACATTTGATCCAAAAACGTCGCCGCTTAAAGCAATGCACGCGGGCAAATTTGGATCGGATCAAGGCTGGATAAGTTACGTCTTAGGACAAGGCGAGAAAAAGTGGACGACAGAAGACGGTGTCTACTCTTGGCGCAATCATCTTTCGACAATGCGCGGGCAGGTCCCGGAAAATACGAGGATTGTATTTTTTCATGGGCGGCACGATCCGTGGGATCCGGACATGCAACGCGTGAAATGGATTAAGGAGAACTGGCGATGAATATGTACCTCGTTACTGCGCCGTTGTCGCCAACAAATTTTTTGACGCTTGCTGATTTGAAAACACATCTGCGCGTTGATCACACGGACGACGATGATTACATTACTGCGCTTTTGTCTGCAGCCGTTGCAATGATCGATGGGCGAGACGGATGGCTGGGCCGAGCGCTTTTATCCCAAACATGGGATCTCAAATTGCGGGCGTTTCCTTATCGCCGAATTGAAATCCCACTAGCTCCACTTTTGGAAGTCGTTAGCGTTACCTATTACGATGAGGACGACACGTCCAACGTATTGGCTACGACAGTTTATGACGTTTACGGCGTAGGCGGCGTCGGCGGTATCGAGCTCAAACAATATCAAGACTGGCCCGCATCCGTAAGGGATAAAGCAGAAGCCATCGTGATCCGGTTTCGTGCGGGCTTTGTTGATACGGATGAAAGTCCGGACAGCGGCAGCGTTCCGGAAGCTATCGTTCAAGCAATCAAACTGATCGTCGGTTCCTTTTATGAAAACAGGGAAGACTTAGTCGTCGGGACAATCGCGGGCAAACTCCCGCGGGCGGCCGAAGCATTGCTTCTTCCCTATCGCTTGTATTGGATGGCGTAATGAGAGGCGGCAAACTGGATAGGCGCATCCGGCTAGAACGTCCGTATGTGCAGCAACAAGAGGACACGGGGGAAGAAGTCCACACGTGGCTTCCCGTTGCGACTGTTTGGGCAGAAAAAGTTGAGCAGCGAGGCGCGGAGCGCTTCGCGGCTCGGCAGTTCGTGGGCAGCGCGATTAGGACTTTCCGCTTCCGATGGTCGGAAACGGTAAAAGACGTAACCGTTCATTGGCGTATATATTTTGATGGCCGCCACTACGACATTACGGACGTCCGGGAATTAGGACGCCGCGTGGGAATTGAAATTGACTGCAATACGCGAAGCGAAGATCCTGTGGTGACGTGATGGTCGTAGCCTTAGATTTACAGATAACCGGACTAAAAGAGATTGAGGAGGTTTTTAAGCAACTCCCTCAAGCTGTCAATAAGCGCATTGTTACAAAAGCGCTGACGAAAGCTAGTCAGCCTGTCAAGGAAGCTGCAAAAAGTATTGTGCGCAAAGATGACGGTGGCCTCGCAGAAAGTATCGTCGTGTCGACGAGGCTTTTTAGGAAGCAAAAGAAATTTGGATCTTTTAAAGTTGGGGATATTACGATCTATGTGGGGCCGTCGTTTCCAAAAGGATCACACGGGATCCTCGTGGAGTTTGGAACGAAGGCCCGCGTTCAAAAAACGACGGGACGATCAACAGGGACGATGCCGTCTATTCCGTTCATGCGTCCTGCGTGGGACAGTACAAAGTCTCGGGTCATTGCAGCTATCCACAAAGAGCTATGGGAATCGATGGTGAAAGTCGTTCGCTCCCTGCGCAAGCGTGCAGAAAAAGGTACGTTGAGCGCCTCTCAAACGCGATTCTTCTTGGGAGGATAACGTGACAGATATTTCGTCCAGCTTGCGGACTTTTTTGTTGACTGATACGTCGATCGAAGGACTTGTCGGCACGCGTGTTTATCCGGACATGCTCCCGCAAAAGTCTTCTGACGTGAACGTCCTGGATCGGCCGGCTATCTGGTACCGGACGATTTCAGATTATGATAGCGTCTCTACAGGCGGACGACTTGAGCTCGTCCGCATGAGGATTGAAATTAACTGCGTTGCCGAAACGAGGAAAGATGCGAACGACCTAGCCAAGTACGTTCGTACAAAATTAAGCGGCTACCAAGGGACAATGGGCAGCCATCGTTGCCAAGGCGCGTTCATGGAGAATGGCTATACAAGTTATGATCCAACGACTAAAGAATATACCGTATCCCGGGATTTTCAAATCTGGGCGGAAGAGTGAATAGTAAGGAGCTCGTGAAACGATGACAGAAGCAGCTATTGGCCACGGCGTTCTTTTGCAAAGGAACGACAACGACTCGCCGTCCGGATGGATCACTGTCGGCGAAGTTAAAGATATGGGCGGTCCAAATTTGTCGCGGGACGTCGTCGACGCCACGCACAATCAAAGCACCAACCGTTACCGGGAATTCATTTCGGGACTGCGCGACGGTGGCGAAGTGACTGCGCAGATTGCGTATGTCCCTGGCGGCGGCGAATACACAAGACTGAAAGCCGATTTGGAAAGCGACGATTCGTACGAATACCGTATGCTTTTCCCGGCTACGACATTGTACTCGCAGACTGCGTGGCGCTTCACAGCGTTCATCACAGGCATTAACGCGACTGTCCCTATGGCGGACGAGAACATGCTCGACGTTACGTGGAAAATTACGGGACAGCCGACACTGGAGAGCACCTCCTAATGGTCGCTAATCCGCACCGTGGACGTTTGAACATTACGATCGACGGCAAGACGGTCGTAATGTTCTTCGGATGGGAAGGAGTCGCTTTACTCCGGGAGGAGTTCGGCGACGACTTTCTAGAAACAATTATGACGGCGCTCGGGACTGTGGACATGCCTGTGATCGCCAAGGTCATGCGGATTGGATTGCGAGAATCCCTGCCTGGATTGTCGGAAGACGATTTGCAGAACTTGCCGATCAATGTTTGTTTGGACGCCGTGCGCCGATCTTTGAACGTGACGTTCTGGGGAACGGAGGAGGCAGCTGAAGAGCAATCCGAAAACCCTCTTCGTCGCCTGGTGACGGGCGTAAAAAAGATTTTGTCCTCTCTGCTTTGGAGGCCTCGCTCGAAGCCGGTGTAAGT